ACACAGGGCTACCCATCTAACACATGGACAATCACCCATAATTTAAATTTCTATCCTAACCTTACAATTGAAGATTCCGCTGGTAGCATTGTTGAGGGCGAAGTCAACTATGTATCCTTAAATCAGGTAATAGTGACCTTTTCAGGAGGATTCTCTGGAACAGCGTACTTATCTTAGGAGATATAGATGCCACGTAAGTTTTTAGTTGCCGTTGATTTAACGCAAAACGAACTTCAAAATGCAGTTATTCAAAACCTCTCGACGGCTCCAGGCTCCCCTAAACTTGGTCAGGTCTACTATGACACAGGCCTTCAGTACGTCCGTACTTGGCAAGGAACAGTATGGATTAACGCCAGCCAAGGAACCACAGGTACTCAAGGCGCACAGGGAATTCAAGGTAACCAAGGAACCATTGGTATCCAAGGAGCCACAGGTACCCAAGGTACAACGGGTACAAATGGAACGCAAGGTACTCAGGGAACACAAGGAGTTCAGGGGCTTCAAGGAGTCCAAGGAAGATCCCACCTTAACGTAACCTCTGCCACTTCGACAACAATTGGCACAGGCTCTAAAACATTTACAGTAACTAACTCTGGCGACTTTAACGTTGGTGAGTATGTAATTGTTACTGACACAGGTGCACCTTCTAACTTTATGCTCGGTCAAATTACCGCGCTTACATTAGACAGTAGCATTACTGTTAACGTTACAAACACAGGCGGCTCTGGAACCTTTACCACTTGGACTTTTGCTACTAGCGGACTCCAAGGAATACAAGGAACTACTGGCTCTCAGGGTACAACAGGCACAACAGGATCCACGGGTTCTCAAGGAACTACAGGAACAACGGGCGCTCAGGGTACAACAGGAGCAACAGGTAGCCAAGGTACAACGGGTACCACAGGTTCACAAGGTACGACAGGAACCACAGGTGCTCAAGGCACCACTGGAGCGCAAGGAACTACAGGCGCCACTGGTACTCAAGGAACACAGGGCACACAAGGTATTCAAGGAACTACTGGATCACAAGGTTTACAAGGTACCGCTGGTAACGTTTACCAGACATCTTCAACAACCTCCATGACCATTAGTGGTACTGGTACTCAAACCTTTACTGTAGGAACCTATCTGTCTTACTCTGTTGGACAGTCAGTGATTGTTGCAAACAGTATCTCTAACTTAATGTACGGTAACGTCACTGCTTACACACCTGCAACAGGTAGCATGACCATAAACGTCACAGGCAGTGTTGGCTCTGGAACATTCACATCATGGACAGTTAACCTTGATGGTGCTGTCGGTATCCAAGGACCTTCAGGTATTCAAGGTACTACAGGTGCTCAAGGTACAACAGGTACACAGGGCGCTACAGGTACACAGGGCTTTGTTGGTACTCAAGGTACAACAGGACTTCAGGGAACTCAAGGACTTCAAGGTCTCCAAGGAACTACTGGTACTCAAGGAACCCAAGGTACGCAGGGTCTTCAAGGCTCTCAGGCTTCTGTAACTCAAGGCTCGGGCATTATTGTTAGCGCTGGTGTTGTGTCAGTTGACACCACATTAGTCTCTGAAAAGTACCGTGTTAATTACGGCGGACTTTCTGCTAATGGTAGCCAGGTTGTTAACCATGCTCTTAATACTTTCTACACTACAGAAAACGTGTACGATCCATCAACATTAGTTGAGTACTTTGTCGACGTAGCACACACCGATGCTAACCACACTACCTTCTCATGGATTACAGCGCCACCTAACGGCGCACTTCAATTTGTAATATCGGGCTAACATTTAGGGGCGGAAATGTCACGTAGATTTTTGGTCCCTGTCGGGTTGCCCTCTTATACAAGCGACCCAACAGGAACCTTTAACGCTGGCGACAGTTATTTCAACACAACTAACCAGGCTTTAAAGACCTACAACGGCTCTACATGGGTAGTGTCGAGTGGTGCTCAAGGAACCCAAGGAACCACGGGAACCACAGGTGCTGGTGGTGCTCTTGCCTACTATGGGTCTTTCTATGACACTACAACTCAAACAGCCTCAAGTATAACCACTGCGTATGTAGTTAACATCGGGTCACAGTTTGAGGCGAACGGCGTCAGCATCGTTAGTGGTAACCAGTTAACTTTTTCCCACGCTGGAACCTACAACATCCAGTACTCGTTTCAGTTCACTAACTCTGACTCTAACTCGGATAACGTTGATGTTTGGATTCGTAAAAACGGAACCGACGTAGCCGACTCTAACTCAATTTATAACGTTCCAGGCACTTCTCATGGTGGAGCGGGCGCTTTAATTGCAGCAATTAACTATGTTATTACATTAAACGCTGGAGATTACATTCAGTTTGCTTGGGCGGCCTCTAACACCACTATCAGTATTGCAACAAGTGGTGCTCAAACAGGGCCAACAGTTCCTATTACTCCAGGTGTTATTGTCACCGCTGCTCAGGTTATGTACACAGTACAGGGCACTCAAGGAACCACAGGTTCACAGGGAACTACAGGTTCACAAGGTACAACAGGACTTCAGGGAACAACTGGTGCTCAAGGTACTACTGGAAGTAACGGCACCAACGGAACACAGGGAACCACGGGTACTCAGGGAACCACTGGAACAACGGGGTTACAAGGAACCACAGGTACCCAAGGTACGACGGGAACGCAGGGAACCCAAGGTATTCAAGGAGTAATTGCAGCAGACCCAAATGTTACAGCGTTTCTTCTTGGTGGTATGTAACTACCTAACCCAGCACATCCCTACATCTGCTGTAGGTCTAAGTCCAGACTTTTGCCAACCACCATCTTCCCATTTAGCCAAATTAGCAATGACCCAGTCATCTAAACGGTCATCTTCTAGAGAGAACCATTCCTCTGGTTCTTGGAGATGATGCTCAATAAACTGGGGGCCAAACTCTGTATACCCCAATGACTTTAGGTACTCTAACTGGGACTGGTGTTGACCGATAGTTATGTTGGTCCACTCAAAAGTGAGCACTCCGTGCTTCTTTTTCATCCCTTGGAAAACGTAGTCTTCGGCACCTTCAACATCTATCTTAATAAGGTCAGGTTCTCCATACATGTACGCCAACATATCGATGGTCACTGTTCTAGCGCGAATAGTGCGGTGCTCTTTACCCGCGTAGGGCATACCGTCTTTTGTGAGCCACTCTTTGTTGAGAGAAGACAGCCCATCTTCGCGTGCTTCGTAGAACTCCACCATTGTGTCATTGGTGTATGAGGCCGCTAGTTTTAAAGGGATTACTCGTGAGTCATAGATAAAGTTCTTTACTAGTTCTGCAAAAACAATAGGCGCAGGTTCTAAAGCAATAACTTTATCAAAGCCTTTATTTAAGGCTGCGTATGTGGCGTCACCTCTGTTAGCGCCGATGTCAAACAGTAGCACCGATTTGCTCCAAGTTTCTCTTGATAGAGGCTAGGTACTCCTCTGTGATGTGCGGTGTTCGTTCTAACTTTTTAAAAATAACAATACTTTCTTCACGACGTCCTAGCCACCATCCTGCTACAGCCTTTTCAAATTCTAGACAGTACTCTCCTAGGTAATCCGTGGTTCCTGGAAGAACTGGGTGGGAGTCTTTAACTGCGTTTAATCCAATGCACGCCATGGAATAGCACTCCTGCCACTGGCGTTGTCGCTCATAAAACTGAGCAAGATAAAAGTACGCTTCGGGCCTTTCAGGTAGCACTGTGACTGCTTGAAATATGCAGTTGCTCACAGTGTGCACTCTGTCGTTTTGAGTTTCAAAGCATTTTGCCATTTTTAACAACGACACGTATGCATATTCTCTTGTAGTTCCGTACTCTGCTGTTCGCAAGTAGAACGAGACCGCACTGGCAGTTTGATTTAGAGAAAGGTACTCTTCTGCCACTTTAAAATTAAGTGACTCATTAAAGGGGTCGTTGGATAATTCAACGACTAGTTTTTCAATATTATCAGTGTTCATAGGTAAGCGCCTCCATAATCATGTCTTCTACTACTAGCCGTGGCACTCGCAACACAAAGGCGGCGTTATCTTGGAACCCAAAAGAAATAAGAAGGTCTCCCTCAAATTCTGCAGCCCCCACACAGAACTCAATGTTCCCATCTAAAAACGAGAATGGCTCTGGTGATAGACCAATGAGATTAAACTGCTCATCCCATAACACAATACGGTGACGGTACACTCCGTCTTTTTGATCTAAGTAGTTTTTAAAAAGGTCTACCTCATGGGTTACTGCAAGATAAATAGAACCCCAACGAATTGCATGCGAGGAGCCTCTTTGGTCACGTGGAGGCTTTGGGGTTTCTTTAGTGAAGACTGTCTGTGACTCAGGCTTTTTGGGGTTTGCATACACCAGTTCAGTTGGCATTGTCCACTTAATAAAATGAAAAGGCTCGTCTACAACAGGGAACCAGTTCTTCTCGCAGTATGAGTCATCTTTTCCAGGAGCGGGAATTCTAACTCTTTTTGTCTCTTTGGCAGTCCATTTCTTTTTGTCAAGTTTGATATGGGTGTACTCCATGCGACCTTGACCGATGGTGGTGGTGTCACGACGAACCCCCACTAAGTAATACTTGCCTTCCCACTGGATGACTCGGGCGTCTTCTAAACCAACAAACTCCCAGATAGGATCATGAAGATTCAACATCTCTACCTTAGTAAAGTCGGTCATTTGTAGGTCAGAATTTAATCGGCATAAATAGTTCTCGGTAGCAAGACGCTGGTCTTTCTCGGGGTGCAAGTAGGAGAGAGGTCCCCATCGAGAAGGGAACTGCTGTTTATTTTCAGCATGAACCAATGTGTAATTTACATGGCGCAAATTAACGAGGATATCTCCATCGTCATCTACGTACACTGAGGGGTTCATAAGCCCCGTCCCATTTGTCAACCCTTCAGGTATGACTAAAGGGGCTAACTTGCCCCCATGAGAAACCGCCCTTTGTACTAAGTTCATAGGGGCAATCTAATAAAGCAAAAAGAGTTTGACAGTACAAACTAGACCTTTTTCTTTACCCTTTCTTTATCACCCTCTAAAGGAGTCATCTTGGCAACTACTTACTCCATCCTCGGACAAGCACAGACAGGTACATCTGCTACCCTTCTTTATTCTGTCCCATCTGCGACCTCAGCGGTAATCTCTAGCATTGTCCTTTGTAACACTACATCTTCCTCAGCCACTGTAAACGTGTTCTGCAACAAGGCAGGTACAACAAACACTGTTGCAACCGCGCTTCTCTATCAGTACACCATCCCAGCCTACACAACTCAGACCTTTACTCTGGGCATCACAATGACATACAGTACTGCTGCGGATACTTTGTACATTCAATCTTCGGTGAACAACGCAATCACCGCAACAGCCTTCGGAAGCCAGATACAGTAATGGCGCAAAATAACCAACCTGGATATCACACTATCACCGATAATCAAGCAGGTATTAG